TGTCCTGCACTCTGTTCATGTTCTAAAGATACAGACCACAAACTATGGTCTGTGCATGCCTGTGGTTCATCCTATCGACCAGGCTAAGACAACAACGACAGAGTTTGACTGGAATCTGCATCAGAGACTTGATGCCGCGAAGGCAGTCAGGTTCAATGTTTACGACAGGCTAGAGCAAAGCACGAAGCAGTTCGCCTGGAATACTCTGACAAGAATATACATTCCGAATGTCAAGAGCACATACTATAACGGTATCTGTCAGTCGGTTGTACATCCGATTAGATATTACAAGCAGATTCCGTGGCAGCCACAATTCCAGTGGAGATTCATCAATGCTGTCACAAGCACAGTTGCTGTTGAGTGGCGCACGCTCAAGAAGGTAAGTCCGCAGGTAACTGTTGAATGGCACATGAATCAGAGGCTTTCCGCACTGAAGCAAAGCCTGTTCATGACACGTAGTAAGGTGACTTCAACGACTATAATGGAATGGAACATAGGACAGCCAATTCAGAGTCAGATACGGCAGACCGCTGTTTCAAGACTCGATTTCGCATACTAAGGGATTAATTTATGTACATGCACGAAGCTATAAGAAGAGTTCGCCTGGAAATTGGCGACCCTCTTCAGCCTTTCATGACTAATTCCCTTGGCGATGGACTTACATCACTGTACGACCTGCCGAAGCAGAATATAGATAAAGATTCTGTGACAGTTACGCTTGTGAATGGTGCTTCAACACAGGTTCTGACTAACAATGTTGATTACACTATTGATGACGTTTTAGGATTCCTTCAGCTTACTAACCCTGTTCCGAATGGAGCTATGCTCCTGACTCAGGGTAAGGCTTGGGGCATGTTCACTGACCATGAGCTACGTACATATATCATGGACTCAGTAAGACAGCACACACATGGTCAGTACAGAACAGAAAGATTCCACGATAAGAGAGGTTTCATTACCTATCGTGAGGATGAGAAACTGCTGGAAGATCTTCCGCAGATAGAAGAGCCTCTTATCGTAATGCTCTCAACTTACAATGTTCTTTGGGTTCTTGCTAATGATGCTGCTACTGACGCGAATATTGCCACTGCTGAAGGCACTAGCATAGATCGTGTATCCAGGTACCGTCAGCTAATGGATCACATTATGACGCTGGAAGAAAGATACCAGCGTTACTGTGGTCTTCTTAATGTTGGTGCTTTCCGCATTGAGATGCTGAAGCTACGTCGTGTGTCTCGTACTACTGGCAGACTTGTTCCTCTATTCGCAGAGCGTGAGTACGATGATCACAGATGGCCAGACCGTCAGTTGCCGCAGATTGACAAGCCAGATATGGATGATTCTGGTATCCCATCGCCTTTGTGGAATGCGTCAGGTTACTGATGAGTGCTAAGAGACATCTTAATCCTAGCCAGTTCAGGCTTGAGCCTGACGAGAATGAATCTCACCACTGGCTGACTGCTTACCACCCTGATTTTGGCGGGGGTAAGGTGCCGGTCGGTGAGATGTCATGGAACAGGCATACAGGCGAAGTAGCTAATATTTCTGTAGCTGATGCTCACCAGAGGCAAGGGATTGGTACTATGCTCTGGAATGAAGCACCTAAGTATGGTCGTCAGCCTCTTCATTCTCAGAATCAGCTTGGTCCTGGCAAGAAATGGGCTAAGAAAGTCGGCGGGGATACCTACGTTAGAAACTACCTAGGCTAATGGGAAGACTTGACTGGAAACGCGGCAGAATGAATGCCGATAATGAAACAGATCGTATGTACAAAGCGATGCGTGGCTGGCGCGATGTCTCTGGTGACTGGCTAGACTACTACCATTTCAATGAGGCTGCTACCATTACTGATCCTATTTATGATGAGGCCATAGGAGAGGGCAGGGTTTACTTCCCGCCAGTTCGCTTGCCTGTTCTGCATGTTATTCACATTCAGGGTGAGAATGAGAACACAGACACTGGTTTCTACTACAATGACACACTATCTGCTACGATAGCATTTGATCAGTTTACTGGCGTGGGTATGGATTATGCTGAAATTGAGACAGGTGACTACCTGAATGATCGTGTCTACTATAACCAGAAGATTTTCCGCGTTCTGCAACTTTCACTTGAAGGAAAGATTCAGCAGAGAAACGTTATCGTGGCCTTGTACGCAACACAGATGAAGCCAGATGAGCTAGTTGATGATCAGTTGTTCAATCAATGGAGTCAGGGCAACCAGCCCTATAGATAAGGATTAATGTGAGTATTACATTACCGGAAGACGGCCAGACAGACTGGGGAGATGAGCTTAATACAGCCATCAACCAGGTTAACAGTACTGCCAATAGTGCTTCTACTAGTATTGCCAGCCATGCTGCGAACAACCCTGCTGATCCTCACGGAGACAGGGCATATGCTCAGAGTCTGGTTACTCCTATCACTACAGGTGTTAACCAGGCAAACGGTTATGCAAAGCTGAATAGCTCCGGTCAGTTGCCGTCAAGTATTCTTCCGCCTACTACAGAAGTTCTTTCAAATTACTACGACGTTGTAGCCGATTATGGTGCGGTTCCTAACACTGGTGCTGATCAGTCAACACACATTCAGAATGCTCTTAACGCCGCAGCTTCAGCCGGTGGTGGTGAGGTATGGATTCCGGCAGGAACATATACAATTGATAACTACCTTTACCTAGGCAGCCACACTCATCTTCACCTTTCAGAAGGCGCATCACTTGTAAGAGGTTCTTCTACTCCGCAGTACATGATCACGAACTGTCAGTTCGGCACGAATAATGTTCCGGCAGCATACAATATCATGATCACAGGAGGATACATGGATGCTACAAATGGGGGAACATATACTAGTTCATGTACTCCTATCTTCATCATTCAGTGTACGAAAGTAAATGTTGAAGATGTTAGCATTCAGCACCCCTACGGTAGCCCGGCTATGGAACTTAATGGCTGTGCAAATATTCATGTCTCATCATTTAATGGCATTCCTTATGGCGGTAGTTCTACTACTGTACCGATGATCAGGCTGAATACTTCAAGCACATCTACTACTCCGTCTGGACTGACAAGCGGCACATATAACAATGCAGTATGTAATGGTGCTTCATTCTTTGGCATGGCCACAGGCGGAACGTATCCTTATCCAGTGTATTCAGATCTGACATATAGCTCATACACTAATACGAACATAGTAATCGTAGGATATTATGGCACATACACTGGCTCTAATATTCTTTACCCAAGTGGCATTAGCAACTGGTCGAACTACAATGCTACAGGGTACTCAGAGACTCCAGCCGGAAGTATTTCCGGCAACGTAATAATTACGGGAACACTGAATATTCCCGCTGCTTCGGGTGCTCACGTAGGCATAGATGATAGCGGTGGCTTGTATCTTGGTAACAGCAATGGTGACACGGCAAAGCTGACAGGAAACTCTTCCGGTAAAGTTGCTACTGCTTCCGGTCTTGCGGTTACTGGCGGAACTTCAACAGATACCTTGTCAGTTTCGGGAAGTACATCTCTTAGCTCATTGTCTATTTCGTCAGGAACTACGGCGGCTGCCCTTACTGTATCTGGTAACCTTACGGCAGATGCTCCAGTATATGTAGAGAATCAGTCAGCACCTTCAACACCTTCAGGTGCTTCTGCCGCTTTCTCATCGACTGGGCAGCTTAAATATGTTTCAACAGACGGTAATGCTTACAGTACGGGCGTACTGCACATTGTTGCTTATCCAAATCAGAATATTACAAGCAGCAGCTATGGTAACGTTACTAGTTCTTCTGCATCAGTGGCGGCGATTCATTATCGCTGGAAGTGTACAATCATTATTTCAACTTCTGCTTCTGCTAATGAGGCGTCGTTCCAGTTTACTTGCCCCAGCACTACAAGCGGCGGTAACTATGGTCTTACGATGAAATCTTTCGCTAATGAGGGCGCAGAAGATTTCAGCGTCAGATATATTCAGGGATCAGGTGCTGTGACCAGCATAGGAACAGGGGGCGGTGTTAACCTTGGTAGTTCTAATGGTCAGGTATTTGAGCTAGAGGGAGATGCTACATTTGCATCGTCGGGAACACTACAGTTGCAGGCTCTGGCTACGGGCGGAAGTTCAGATTCATTCACTATTAACTCAGTATGGCTTGACTTGTACCCATGTACGTAATCTTTCTGCTATGATAGTCACATAGTATCCATGCGAGATACTATCTAGGTTGCGTTTTTACATTTGCCCATAGAAATTGGAGTTTTCATGGCCAGAAAAGCTGGTGCTTACAAGCCTGTTGCGATTCCTGAGTCACCAGGGACGCACGTTAATTCTGCCAGTGTTTCCGATTTCTTGAATGGGATCTACGAGTCTAATAAGACAGCAAATGCCGCAGCCAGGAGGAAAGCAGAAGCTATCATAGCAGCAGCCGTTGGGTATGCTGCTTATAAGCATGCCAGAAAGGCTAAGTGATTACGATTCCTTGGTTGCTTAATGAAGATGCTGCCCTTAAACTGAAACTTCAGGGACTGACAGTAAGCGATGCTAACATGGCTAATCGTCCTGTTCCTGTCCGTTACAGGCTTCCTGAATCAGAGGTAGCAGATCTTACTTTTCCTATCATTGTCATCTCGCATAATGGCTGGTATCCTGCTCCTGAGAGAATGCATGATGGATACGCAAAACTTCCTTATGCTCCTGAAGGATACGCTCCCTGGTGGTTTGATCCTGTCTACAATGATGACCCTAATTACGTCAACCCTGTAGACGGCACAAACGTACCAGATTTTGATCCTCATGATAGTCCCTACTGGTCCTGGTATCCGATACCATATAACTTTGATTACCAGGTTACCGTGTACTCGCGTTTTATGCATGAGCATACTATTCCGCTGACTTCAACCCTGGCAGGATATAATTACCTGCATGCAAAGTATGGTTACCTTAATGTTCCGCAGGATGGCACCAAGAGAACGCTTCAGCTTCTCGGCGGTCCTGAGCTACAGACAGGTAAGGATTCAAATGGGAAGAGAATTTTCTGGGTTAACTATGTTGTAAGAGTTTTCTCAGAGCTAGTGCCAGAAATCGCACAACCAGTTTTAGCCAATCTTATTAACCTAGATCTGAGTGTTTACGAAGACATGTCTGACATTGTGCCAGCAACCCTAGCAGAAGATCGCGCCTTGCTCAGCGTTGGCTTGGGCAGTGCGTGGAACGTCGCTCAGCTTAACTCATAGGAGTAAAAATGACCACACCTATCGGGCCTCCAAACATCTATATCTCAGAGAGTTTGACGCCCCTTTCAAATACAAGTTCTATTCCTGGTGAAGCTGTTGAAGTTTTCGCGGCGGCTTACAATCAGGGACCAACAGTTCCTACGCTGGTATCTTCATGGAGTGCCTTCACTCAGCTTTACGGCAACTTCAGCACAGCACCAGTAGGAAACTACCTGCCATACGCTGTTTATCAGTTCTTTAACAACGGCGGTTCAAGTTGCTATGTTCTGAGAATTCCTAACTCAGACGCTAGCACAGCGACACTGACACTAAAGGACATTAATAGCCCGCAGGATAATGTTATTACCGTAAATGCTTACTCTCCCGGTGCGTGGGGCAACCAGATTTACGTTGCCATTACTACAGCAGGTACAACAGGACGTTTCAATTTTGTTGTTTACCAGGGTGGAACAGCGGCATCAAATATCGTTGAGTCTTTCGTAGACCTTAGCATCAATCCTTACGACTCAAGGTACGTGCTGTCTATTGTTAACTCTCCGATCTCAGGATCAACTCACGTAAGCATCACAGTAACACTGCCTAACAACACATACATTGCTGGTGTTAAT